AGCAGGGAAGGCGCTGCCGCCACCTCAGTCGGGCCGGCAGCCTACGGTTTCAGCGCCATTTACCGGCAGACGCTTTGGACCGGGACCGGTGCGGCGGCCTGAAGTTCCTCAAGGACACGGGCCACCGTGAGACATTCACGGTCGAGTCACTCTCGACCGTGTTCGTTGGCCTGATCGAGGAGGCGCGCTATTCCAACGACGTCGGCGAGGGCGGCTTCACCCCGGCCGCCAGCGCCACCCTGACGGTGGAGCGCGAGCAGTTCTGGTTTAGCCCGTGGATGGGGATGCGGGTCATGGTCTGGGGCCGGGAGCATCAGGTGTCCGAGGTGTCGGAGAACCCCTACCGGTGGGTCCTTTCGCTCATCGTGTCCCATCCACGGGCGCACCAGGACCTGCCGAAGTTCTGCAGGGTGCTGACGGGTGTCACCGGGACGCCGCTCTTCGGGCCCGCCCACAATCCACTCACTCCATCCTGATCAATATGAGCGAAGTCACTACGGTCGTCGGCCAGCCTGTGTCGGTCCAGAGCCTGCCCGTGGCCGATGTTCCGGCACCTGACGACTACCTGGTCCTCGATGGACCCACCGAAGGCACGCGCCGCATCCTGGCCTCCGGCCTGGTGTCGCGGCTGGAATCCCGGCTCCAGGCCCTGGAAGAGCGCTTGGTCGCCCTGGAGGACGAAGTCTGATCCTGATCGCCACCGAAAGGGCCTTCGCACGGTTCCTCGTTGGAATCGCGGCCTTCCTTGTCACCGGCGACGGCAACTATGTCGTCTCGGACAAGGGGCTGATGATCCGCCTTTCCAACGGTGCCGAGTTCCCGTTCCCGGTCCTGCGCGGCCAGGACGACCAGGAAGTCAGCGCACCCTGCCTGATCGTCTACGTCCAAGAGGGTGCCCAACTGGAGTTCGGCACCCTCACTCACCTGGTCACGGTCCAGCTCTCGCTCCTCTTCCCGAGCGACGAATCGATGGAACAGACGGAGCTCCTGGAGAAATTCGAGTACGCCTGCCAGCGGCTGGTGGAGGCCGTGTACCGGGACGATCTGCCGGAGCGCGTCAACGAGATGGGCGAGGGCGGGTTCCACCTCTCGCCGCCCTTGTCGAAGTGGGCCATCGAAAGCCAGTGGCAGAACCGCAACCGCGTCGTCCGGTTCCGCGCCCAGTTTCATGCCACCACGCTAACCCTGCCGTCCGTCCCTTCGGTCCCGCAGATTCTCTATATGGCTGGCGACGGGACAAACCATGCGCTTCACATCGTGAAGAAAGGCCCGGTTTACACCTACCAGGTCAACCAGGAGGACGAGGCCGGCGAGGCGGTTCCGTTCAGCCTGTACCGGGCAGGCGACGGCACGCAGCACAAGGTCGGGGTCCAGGCCACTGGCGGCATCTACACACTCTTCGTGGACCAGGCCGACACGCCTGGCGAGGCGATCGATTCAATCGTATTCGCGGCTGACGACGGAACCCTGCATGAAACCAGCGTCGGCCTCAGCGGGACGGCGGTCTACACCTTCCAGGTCAATCAGCACGCAGCATGAAACGGATTTTCCTAGTGTCTTTCCTGGGCTTCCTCGGCCTCTCGACCCTGGCGCAGCAGTATTCCGGCGTACTCGTGGACAGCGCCGCGAAGCTCAAGTATCCCACAAACCTTTTCGATGCGAACATCGTGCTGCTCACCAATGCGCTGACGTCCGCCGGTTACTCGCCCGGCGGGGGAGGCGGGAGCATCACCGACGGGGACAAGGGTGACATCACGGTTTCATCGGGCGGAACCGTCTGGACCGTGGACGCCACGGGCGCCGTGGTGGCGGGCAAACAACCGCTCGATGCGGATCTCACTTCGATTGCCGCACTCTCCACCACCACTTATGGGCGTAACCTGCTCACCCTGGCGGACAGCACCGCCGCCCTGTCCTCCATCGGTGCCCAGCCACTGGATTCCGACCTGACCGCAATCGCGGCCCTGGCAACGCTGGGATACGGGCGCACCTTCCTCACGATTCCCGATGCTGCCGCTGCCAGGACTTATATCGACGCGCAGCAACTCGACCTGGATCTCACGGCGATTGCCGGCCTGACCACGACCACCTTCGGACGAGGTCTTCTCACTCTCAACGACGCGGCCGCAGGCCTGGCCGTCTTCGGCGCGCAACCGGCCGACCCGGACCTGACGGCAATCGCCGCACTCACAACCACGGCCTTCGGGCAGTCTCTCCTGACCCTCGCGGATGCCGGTGCGGGCAGGACCACGCTTGACGCGCAACAGGCGGATTCGGACCTGGACGATCTGGCGGACGGATCGTTGACCGGGTCCAAGGTCGGCACCGGCATCGACGCCGGAAACATCACGGCTGGCTCGCTGGCGAGCGCGCGGATCGCGAACGACACGATCACCACGAACCAGGTCGACGCCGCGTTTCGTTCGATGCTGGGTGGCAGCGGAGGTGCCGCGGTGGTGACGAAAACCATCTTCAACGGATCAGCCTCGCAAGGTCAGCCGCCGGCCGCCAATTACGCGACATTCGAGACGCGCAACACGATAGGTGTCCTGGCCTTCGACGCCGCTACGCAGGAAGCGAGCCGGTGGACGTTTCATCTTCCTACCGAATACACCTATGCTACCGGGGTTAACGTGGTCATTCAGACCGCGTCCACCGCCACGTCCGGCAACCTCCGCTTCGGCGCGCGCATCCAGCGGCTCACCGGGGTCGATATCGACGCAGACAGCTACGACACCGCAATCGAGACCACAGCGGCAACCAGTGGCACCGCCGGCCTGGTCACCGCGGTCACGATGGTGAATGTCCCGGTGGACGGCGCATCCCCTGGCGACCTGGTACAGCTTGAGATTTACCGCGACACGACCGACGCGGCGGACACGGTCAACAGCAACGACATTCAAGTCCTCGGCGTTCGCGTGAACCTGCCATGAAACGATTCCTTTTCCTGATTCCATTGTCTATCGCGTGCGCCGTGTTCGGGACGCGAGAGTTTAACGGTTCATCACAGTATGGAGCATTGCAATTACCGGCTGTAACGGGTTATCCGGTGACCATGTCCATTTGGGCACGCGCTAATAGCACCAATAACAGTGGCATATTGTTATGTGTCCAGAAATCCACACACACGGCGCGCTTTGCCATATACTTGCAACAGGCCGGATACTTCCGTTGTGATGTCATTCCGACAAATGGATTCCCCGGCTGGACTCTTCAAAGTCCAAGCCCGTATCCATCAAATACGTGGCACCACATATGTAGCGTGTGGGCGTCTCCCACTCTGCGAAGCCTGTACGTGGACGGAGCGCTGGCAACTTCCAGCAATGACCCGGCTCCAATGGAACCTACGCCGGGGATTGATGTCACCTATCTAGGCGCTCGTGGATCGGTCGGATCGCTTGGGCTCTTTGCCACAGCCGAAATGGTGGATGCTGCTGTGTGGAACATTGCACTTACCGCTGCTCAAGTGGCCGCCCTTGGTGCTGGGGCGGACCCTCGAATGGTCTCTTCAACCCCGCCGACCTTCTACGCGCCTTTGTACGGGGAATCCGTTTTTGAGCCTAACTTGGTGGGTGTCGCAATTACCATGAGCAACGGGCCGGCAAAAGGTCCGTCCGGCCCGGGGATTTACCGCCCATGACCGCGACCCCGCCCCTGACTCTCTTCGACGACAACGCAGGCATTGTCGACGTGAGCGTTCGTCTCAAGGGCACGACCGTCACGCTTGAGTTCAGCCGGCGCATTTCCGGCGTCGAAATGACGCCATCCGATGCACGGCACCTGGCGTAACTTTTGCACCATCTGGCGGGCAAACAAATGCGCGAAGAAGACCCATGATCACCTTCGATTTCGACGACGTCGGTTATCAGAAGAAGGTCCGCCAGTTCGCGGCCTTGCAGCGCCAGAATCTCGGCGCCGTCGTCCGCGACGAGGCGCGCCTGGCGATCCTCGAATGCATTCGCAGAACCCCTCCGCTCAAGCCGGGAGCCCGGCCAGGTGGCAAGCGGGATGGCGAGCGCGCGGTTACCAAGGACATCGCCAAGGTGTTTCCCAACTTGAAGAAGATGTACCTCTACACGGAGAACACTCACTTCAAGAAGGCCGTCGACGAAGGCGACGTGAAGGTCATCGCCAGGATCTTAAGGCGTTCCAAGCGCTTCATCGGCGCCATCGACCAACCGGACCCTGCGACCCACCAGCAGGCCCGCGACTCCCGCGGCCGGGTGCGCCAGGGAGCCCAGTGGAGGGCGGTCACCATGGCCGAGGCGGTCGAACAGTACGCCGAGAAGGTCCGCGGGATGGTGGGCTACGCCCGCAGCGGCTGGCGCAAGGCCGCCGAGCGCTTCGGCGCCAAGCTCGAAGGCTGGGTCTCGCGCCACAGCGGAGCTGGGCTGGTCGAGGACCGCACCCATGCCACGGAAACCCCAGTGGCCGAATGCGGCAACGCAGTGAAGTTCGCCCAGCGCTACGAAAAGGATCTCAAGATTGTCCGGTTCACCCTGGGACTGCGGAAGAAAACGCTTGAAGCCAAAATCCGGCGCGCCACCAACAAGTCATTCCTGGAATCCAACGTCTGAACGCCTATGAGCACCTTTCTCGGCCACGTCCTTCTGACCGGCCTGACGCCCGGCAGCAATCAGATCGTCACTGTCGGAGGCTACGGCACCTGCTTTGCCGACAGCGTCCCGCTCCAGCACGTCTCCCGGCTGACGGAGCACATCGGCGCCGACGGCCGCACGGGTGCGCTCCAGTGGGACGATGACCACTACGAACTGTCGATCACCTTCCGCCCAGCCAGGACCACCGCCTCCGGCCCGTCCACGCCGCCTCACGAGTTCTTGTTCAAGAAGGGGTCCACGGTGGAACTATCCGGCTTCCACGCCATCGCGGAAACGATTGGCGCCGGACTCACCGAAGCCATCAACGGGAAATGGATTCTGGTAGGCGACACCACGGTCACCCTGAACGCAGCCGGGGCCGCGGATGTCACGCTTGCCCTCCGCCGGTATCCCGGAAATGCCGCGCTCACGCCCCCGTGACCGATGCCACCGCCAGCTACTGCGCCCGCGTGTTCCCCCCAGAGTGGCGCGTGATGGGTGTCCTTCTTCACCCGCTCACCCTCGGGCACGCCCATCTTCTGTGTGCCGCCACCAACTGGCGGCCGTTCGAGCCCTACCACATGGACGACCAGCTCTTTGCGGCCGGTCTCTACATCTGCTCGCGTCCCTGGCGGAAGGTTCGCCTCGAATCCAATGCGCCCTATTGGTTTGCCTGCCGGCTCGCCATCCAGGGGCGCCTGGCAAGAGTCGACCTGGCGGAAAAGGGTGGTGCCTTCAGTGACTTCCTGCTCTGGCACACGAGCGGGCCCAGGGTGCGGCCCATCGTCGAAAAGACTGGCTCCGGTCCCGGTCGTCCCCTGGGCTCGCCCGTCCTGGCCCGGCTGCGGGCCTTCGCTGCGCCCCACGGCGGGATGGACGCCCTCTTCGGTGAGGTCTACTGGCTCTGGGCCGCCCAGGAGGAGGCGAGCGGAAACTTCCGCGTGCTCAACGAGGGCGAGACCTCTTTCGACGACTATTGCCAAGCTGAAGACGCCAGAGGGGGATGATCCATGCCCATCTGGGATCTCATCTTCAAGATCGGTGGGGACACCAAACCGCTCCGGCAGGACCTGGAGCGGGCCGGGGCGCACATGGAGGAGGCCGGCAAAAAGGTCGGCAAACGTTTCGGTTTGACCTGGAAAGACTCCCTGGCCGGCGTGGTCTTCACCGCCGCCGCGGCCGTCGGGACCGCGTTTTATAAGGCGATGGAACAGGCGGTGGACCGGGCCCGCGGTGCGGCAAAGCTCGGGATCGACGTGGAGGATTTTGACGCCCTCAAGGCGGTGGCCGACGCTACCGGGGTGGCAGCGGAAACCCTGGCTGACGCACTCAAGCGCGGCGGGGACGACGCCGCCCGGCTCCGCAAGGAGATGGCCGAGGCCAACAAGGGCCTGGTGGGTGCGAGCGAACGGGCCACCGGATTCAATCTCGCCTGGTCGAAAGCCATCGCCACCGGCCTGCAATCCTTCACGAACCTGGTCGGCCTCGGTGCCGGCGTCCTTTCCAATGTCGTCGGGGCCGGCGCCGGCGTGGTCAGTGGGCTCAAAACGTTGGTCAGCACCGGCAGTTTCAGCCAGGCCTATGAATCATTCACTGACCAGATCGCCAGCGCTGACACGGCCGGTGACACAGCCCTGGCCAATCAGCGCGTGATGACCGGCAACGCGCTGATCCTGGAAAAGAAGAAGAAGGCCCGCGAGGAAGAGGAGAGAAAGAAAGCCGCCAGGACCGTCAAGGGCGAAGGCTTCGGCATGTCGGCCGATGCCCTGGCGCAGGTGGGCATTCTCTACAACCGATTCGGCATGAACCAGGCCCAGCAACAGTGGCAGGATGACATGCTGGTCACCCTCAAGGCGGTCGAGCGCAACACCGCCACCACTTCGTCCGGTCCTCCAGGGCCCATCACACGGTGAGCATCTACACAGGCGATCAGAAGGTCCACGTCGAGACCCGCGAGGATTTCTCAAACGAGAACGGGTTCGTGACGGTCAAGACCTACCGTGGCACCGAGGAGCAGCTCAGGACTCAGCAGCAGGCCGACGCTGCCCTTGGGTACGCCACCCGCTGGGTTCAGCGCGAAGGCGTGTTCGAGCTGGAGACCACCATCATGGAGCCGGATCGGAACCCGGACGGTTCCACCGGGGACAAGCCGCCCGTGGACGACTGGCAGATTGCCACCTCCTATGCCCAGGCACCCGTCTGGGGCGACGATTACCTGCGCGTCTACATCAAGGAGAACAACATCCCGGAACCGGACATCGACAACCTGGACGCGGCGGACGCCGTCATCTCCACGTACAAAGCCACATGCGAGGACAATAAAAAGAAATACTACAAGACCGACGGGACGGTGGACGAAACCAGGCCAGGGCCGACACCTAAAGAGAACTTCAAGCCTCTATATCGTAATAACGACCCGATCACTGATGCTACGGAACTCGCATTCCTAAAGGACTTTTACGATCAAACCGTCATCAAGGGTTCGGACAAGGTGAACGTGGCCCGGATCACGCTCACCCGTCGTCGCATCATGGGCTGGAAGCATGCCCTGCGTTACAAGGCGACTGGAGTCAACGTCGCGTGGGAACCCGACTTTTTCTATACAACGTTCAATGTGCCAGGCCATATCACGGCACTCCTGCCTGCGTTATCGTCCCTTCCTGATCCTCCCAAGCTGACCAAGTGGGGATGGACGCTGACCGCGCAGAGCCTTGAGACCTCCGGCACCGCCATCAGGGTTCAGGAACGGCTGGAGTGGGTTTTCGCACCGTTGCGAGTCTACACGTTCAAATTTGAGGTGCCGCCACCCCCATGATCGACCCGCCCAAAAGGCTGCCGGAAGGTTTCGGGCCATGGGGTGCGCTCTATGCCTGGCTCAATCGACTGCTTGAATTTGTTCTGTCGCTCGCGCCAGTACGGAGCGTGACGGTTCGTCATACGCGAACGTCGCTCGGGACGGCTTATGATGCCGAAGGCGGAGAGGGAGGACTTGAAATCCAGGGCGGGGAGCCATCCGTTCCAAGGTGGGGATGAACCATGGCCATCGCCTTCACTCGGGCCCTGCCGGTCAGTCCTGGCGAAGCCATCGCCAGCCGACAGCTCGCCAACCTGGCCAAAGCCTTCAACGACCGTCTGAGGAGCGGCCTCGGGGATGGCACCTGGCGCATCCATTTCATGATGCTGTCCCTGTTCCGAGGCATCCGAAACCGGGCGGACGAGTTCACCTTTGCCAGCGAGTTGGAGTTCTTCTGGTACTACCAGACCGTTGACCCGGTGAATGCCTGGCCTGCCGCGCCAGCCGGTGAGCCGGAAGGCATCAATGTCACGAATCCCATCGGCGCATTCGTTTTCGGCAACGCCTCGGCCGGGATTTTCTCCGAGGCCTCCCACGTCAACGACATCCCCACCGGCACCGTGGGCATGTCGCCGCTCAACGGCTGGGATATTGCTCGCGAACAGCGCGGTGCCGTCGATCCTTCGCTTGGCAGCTATGCGGCACCGATGCTCGCACTGGCCAGGCGTGCCAACATCGGGATAACCGGCATTTCCAAGGTCGGCCTTTCCTATGGTTCCTGGATGAAACTGCCAGGCGAACCCCTGCCGCTCCTCTTCAAGCCTGAATCCAAAGTCCTCCTCCGGTCCACCAACACCTTTGCACGCGAGTTCAGGGGCAGCGACGGGCAGCGGGCAAGCGACAGTTACCATCTCCAGGAAGCCTTCGACTGCCAGCGGTTTTTCAGCGAGAGCTACCGGCTCTCACCCAACTATGGCGTGGAATCCGCACCCGGCGACGTGGATGCCATTTATCCCCTGTTCACCAATGCCGGAGCCACCTCCATCGGTCAGCGGTTCGAGGACCAGGACGGGGCCACCCTGCGATTCTGGCACCCGAACTTCCTCATGGACGGCTGGCGCGTCACCGTGACCGGCGCCACCGCTCCTGTCGGGTTCATGATCGAGGTCGGTGGGATTGATTTCGTCGAGGTCAACCTGACCCCGGACGGCATTGGGCACGCTGCCGATGTTTCGCTCCTGCCGGTCAGCCTGCTCTCGACAATCGAACAACCCCTGGCGATTTCCGTCCGCCTGACCAAGCCCTTGCCTGACGGCGAGGTGGAAGTGGAGTTCACCGAGCTGGAGGCCCGCAGGCCGGAGGTGGCTGACCTCTACGCGGTCCTTCGCTGCGGGTCTGCGGACCAGGCCAACCTCCCGGACGGAGTCGGCACCCAGGAGGACCAGGCCAGGGTGATAAGCCAGGAATATTTCAGAACCGGCTGCGTGGTGAACCCTCGGGCGACTGCCGGGATGCCGGAAGAGGGAACGGTCATCAATTCCAACGCGGTCTTTGACGCCGTGCGCCGGTTCAGCCAGGCAATCGCCATCTCCCGGCGCAACGAGTTCGTCGACTATGCGGTGGAAAGCGGCAAGTCGATCCTTTGGTTCAAGCGCGAGTTCGGCATCGGTGAAGGCGTCATGGTGCGTCCGCTCGAAGGACTGCTGAACATCAAACACGCTGCGGACGCTCAAGGCATGACCAACGAGTGGATTCTCGACGTGGAGCTCCGGCCCTACGACATCTCAAGCGGCGACATTTTCAAGCCGGAGGCCTACTCCGACATCTACAGTCTTATCAATCGGTGCCACTTCGACAGTCCTGAAATCCTGCGGGAAGCCGCCCTGCTCTCCCACATTGCCTACGGCACTGGCCCGGTTTACGTCCCGGAATCCCCGCCAGGCTGGAATTACACCATCGTCCAGGGTGTCCCTGGTGCCCTCAACGTCAACACGCTGGACTGCGGCGACCCGCCGGACCCGACCTGCGTCGAGTACCGGAAGAATTTCTACCGCTCCTGCCGCATCTATGAACCCCCGGTGGAGGTTGAAAGGGTGGACATCGAAGGCACCGGTTCGTCGGCTCTACTCAAGGTCACCTTGACCGGCCGCCTGCACCATTGTGCGGAGGCCCCTGCCTCGATCCCGCGTTCCCGTGCGCTCTGGGACATCTCGGCTCTCCGCGCCGAACCCTACCGCTCGATGGAGAACGGGCTGCGGGAGTACCTGCACCAGTTCAACGACGGCGGCAATCAATGCACGCGGCCAGGTGGAGCCCAGGTGGCACCGGCTGGCAACAGCGCCATCAACGCAGGCATCTGGGAAGATCCCACCAGGCCGTTCGGAACCTGTTACCCGGTGTTCCACTGGACCCGCCTGGTGCCATTCCCCTACCAGGACGCCAACGATACCCAGGAACCCACCGACACCCATTTCACGCACGACGCTTTCCCGGTGATGGAGTTCTACCTCCGCGCCATGTGCGAGGGTTACGTGGACGGCGAGACCACCCTTGCCGATGCCTGCGACACCGGGGTTGCCACCCTTTACGATTATCAGTTCCAGGACTTGTGCCAGCAGGCTTTCGGCAATTCCCGCATCGCTGTCCTGCCGAATTACCCAGACGGCTACGGGCCTCTGCCCAACACTGATGCCCTGGCAGCCGTCTACAATCAGTTCGTCCACGCGGTCAACCGCCTCACAAGAGTTCGCGTGATGCTGCCGTCCATCCTCGAATGCAACACCGCCACCGAGGATCACCTCGTAGGCGTCGGCCTTGTTTTCGGGGACGGCAGCGCGGCCAGTTGCGGCGACCTCATTAACGCCTGGGGGTCCTACACGCCTGGCGGTCCACGCTCCCCGGCCTTTGCTGACACCTGGGCCGAGTGCGGCGGTGGCGTTACCGCCGAGTACACGGTCAGCCTGACCGATGTCTGCCTCGGATCGGCCTGGGAACTACGAGAGCGGACGGTCCTCGGCGCCGTCCGCTTCAGCCTGCGAGACCCTGATTCACTCGAAGCCATCCCGGAATCCTGGCGCGATATGTGGAGCACGAACCAGGAGGTGCTTCTTCGCAAGACCACCACCACCGCCGTCACCACCCATGGCACGACCTCCGATGCGGACGAGGCCACGAAGTGCGTCGATCCTGACGGCCCGGACTTCTCGCCTGCCTTCCCAACAGGCGGCGGCGAGTACCTGGTTTTCTCTGACTCTGGTCCGCCTCCGTCGACCGGGTGCGAGTTCATGAAAGGCACCGCCATCATTCGGCCAGAGGACACCGGCACCACCGATGTCTTTATGACGCACAACAACCTCGGCCAGCCATGCACGAGCGGCGGCGCCTTCCACGCCATCCAGGTGGAGGTGCTGCCTGGGCAGACCCCTACCCTCACCATCCCGCTCGCATGACCTTCCGCGTCACCCACCGCATGCCGAGCGGGCAGATGCTCCGCGACCGGGAGAAATCCTGTCACGGCTGCGAGTTCTGGAGCCATGACCAGCCGGAGCGTTGCATGCACCCGCGAATCGGCTGCCCTCGGTGGAACGGGAGGCGCAGGCCCTGGCATTTCCTGCGAGCCTGTCCGGCAGGAGTCTGGACCTCATGACAACCCAGCTTACACCACTCCCAAGGGCCTCCGCACCCATCACCGGCAGCGGCATCCTGCCTGCCCGTCGTCATCGGCGCCCTGCCAGGAACCTGGGTGAAGGCGGCACTCTCACCGCTGACACCAGGGCCCTGCCCAGGCCCCTGGGGGAAGTTCCCTGCGGCTTTGAGGAGACATGCCCAGCCGAGCGGATCATCGAGCTACCAGAGGCTCCGGCACTGGAGAAGGACGATGCGCTGGTGATCGACCACGCCAGCAGAGGTACGCGCCAGGTCTCCTTCGAGACCATCACCCAGGCGGTGCTGGAACAGGCCACCACGCCGAGGCGCTATGTCCTGCACTGGCTCCCGACCGGGGACGGCAAGGGCGGACACAAGGCCACCATCGACGTGGGCACGACCGGGCCTCTCGTTATTCAGGTGCTCGAAGGCGCCACCCTGAGCCCTGTGCTGGCCTACAGCACTCGTTCCGGCACCCAGGTCGATATTCACTGGAGCTCCCCGATCCCGCCAGGGACGGAGGCCTGGTTCGCTGACGTGGTCGCTTAACCGGAGGAAAAGATTATGGCAGGAACCGACTTTCGCTCACTCGCCAACCTGGACATGTCCAGAAACCGGCTCGTCAGCGCCGCCCTGGAGCTCGTGAGCGTGAACCCGTCGCCCAGTGTCCTCGGCCAGATCGCCTTCTCGCAGATCCCAGGCCCGACGAACAATCACGCCTACCTCTGCATCGACGCCAGCACGCCCGTCTGGGTGCCGCTCATCAGCACCGGGCAGAATGAATCCATCTACGGCCTCTGGACCTTCGCACCCCCGAATGTCGGCGCTCCGTCCGGTCCTCCCTTCGCCGTTGCGAACGCGGACCCGGCCACGAACAAGGTCACTAACCTGAACGCCGATTACCTGGACGGATTCGGCACGAGCGACACCGTGGCCGCGAACTCGATCCCGGTGCGAATCAGCGGTGGCCGGGTCAAGGTCGGAACCCCGACCGAGAACGACGACGCGGCGACCAAGGCTTACGTCGACAACCTCGCCAGCGGCAACCGGCCCGTCACCGGCGGCCCCGTCCGGTGCGCCACGGTCGCCGACTTCGCCGGCACCTATTCCGCGGCGACCAATGCCATCACTGCTTCGGCAAACGGTCCCATCAGCGGTTACGGTTCTGTGTTCGACGGGATCACCACGCTGATCGTCGGCCAGCGGGTGCTGGTCCGGGTCCAGGCCAATGCGGCGCACAACGGAATCTATTCGGTGACCAATTCTGGGGGCATCGGAAGCCCGGTCATCCTGACGCGCACCATCGACGCCGACGACCCGTCCGAAGTCACCACGGGCGCCACTGCGGTTGTCACAGAAGGCACCGTTAACCAGGGGGCGAAATTCAGGCAGGCCAACCCGATCGCCAACGTCGACACCGACCCGGAGAACTGGGTTCTGGACTCGGTCACCAGCCTGGTCGCTGGTCCTGGCATCCACGTTGCCGGGAACAAAATCTCCTTCGTGAAGGATGGCGGCTACGGGATCGGCAGCCTGTTCTATGCCGACACGACGGCCAGCATTGCCGAGCTCCCGATTGGAGCCGCTGGCAAGGTGCTCGGAGTCAGCGGCGGCAAACCGACCTGGACCGATGTCGCCGTCACTGGCCTGCCCACGCTGGAGATGATCGCAGGCGGGGACTCCCTCATAAGCCTGAGCGTCACTCCGACCGGCCCCAGGCCGCAGCTTGGCCAGACCGCGCTTGCATGGACGTTCTCGGCCTCGGCCAATTTCGGAACGCTCTACGGCTCACCGCAGAAACTCGTGGGGATGGAGCCCTACGTTTACCCGGCTGACGCTGGCACTTCCTCCAAGGTGCTCCGGGAGGATGCCCAGCTCCGCATCAGCGCAGCCATCCTGCCCACCTGGTCGGCGCGTCATACCTTCGATGCCGGAATTGCTGTCCGCACCACGGCGGCGGCCACGTCTCCCTGGCTGGCAGTCTTTGACAGCGACCCGACAGCGGGGCCAGCCGTTCTCAAGTCTCGCACCCAGGCGCAGATCCAGACTGACTTACAGATTCCCGTGCCTGGTGAACCCGTGAACCTGGTGGGGATTCTGCCCAAGGCGACCGGCACCAACGCACGCGGGACTGCTTACCTGGCCTTTGATTGCACTCTCCAGATTGACCAGGCGATTGCACCCAACTGGACCGGCCTTCACTCCTTCGTCAACACCAGCCCTTCGACCGTCGTCCTACAGACCAAGACGAGCGCGGGCGCAGCCTTCCCCACCTGGGGTGTGAGCGCAGGCGGCACCGTCAAGTTCGGGGACGGCTTCGGGCCGATGGACGTGGACCTCTACCGCATCGGTCTAGGAGAGCTGAACCTCAATGCTCTCTTTGACCTCAAGGCCAGCGCGGCGACCTTGAGTGACACCAGCCAGATCCTCCTGTTCAACAGCTCCGGTCTCACGACCGCGCAACGTGTCGTCCAGGCCGACAAGACATCCTTCAAGAATTGGCTCGGGGCCTCGTCCTCCTCCAAGTCTGGCGCCCTCTCCACGACCACGACCGGGACCATTGGTGTCACCACCCTGAGCGGCGGAGCCATCGGCACAGGAGACTTCACGCTTGCCGTGAAACTCAAGTGGCCAGCCGCCAACTCGACGGCCATCGCCTTTGCCTCGATCACCTCGGCTGCCACCACGAGTGGCGTGGGTGCCTTCGACTTCGGCCTGCTCATTACGACCTCCAACGGGCTCCAGCTCTACTGGCGGGACGCCGGGCAGTCGCAGCACCTCTCGTCGGTCATCCCGATGGCGTCCTACCTGGGCAAGACCATCGACATCGCTGCCGTCAGGACTGCCGGGGTGCAATCGGTCTACATCAATGGCGTCAATCAATCCTACACGCCCGTAGACATCGACGATTCAAGCCTGGCCAACGGCGCCTCGACCCTCTACTTCCGAATCTTCGTCGGCCTGACTGGCGGCACCGATTACCCCGAGCCCATGTACTCGGCTCGCCTGTTCAACCGGGCTCTGACGGGTGCCGAAGTCTCGGACCTGAACGAGAACGGCATCGCGCACACCGACCAATGGGGCAGCTTGAGCGGGCCGGTCCCAGGCTGCCTGATGGACTCCGACATTGGCGCCATCTGCGGGACCGTCATTCCCAACCGATCAGGCTCTGGCGACGGCACCCTCACCGGGACCGTGGAGGTGGTGAACAACCACCTCCATTGCATCGGGGACACCGTATCCGGGGACGCCACGGCGGTTCCGTTCGTGTCTTCGACAACCCGGCGACTGACCTCGGACTCTAGCAAACTCGCGTGGAACGGAACCCGGTTCTCGGTGTTCGGTGAGGCTCATGTCCAGTCCGCGACCGGCATCGGCATCGTTCCGGCCGCCGCCTCCTGGCTGGAGCTGGCTCCCGGCACGACCTCCAAGGCGCCGATCCGGTTCGGGACTGGCTCCCTGCTCACCACCCCGGTCTCCGGCTCGGTCGAGAACAACGGCACCCGCCTCTGGTATACCGACAGCACTCCCACCCGGCGCGGGATTGCGTTCATCGACGACGCCAATTTCACCAGCGACGGCACGGCACGGCCTGGAGGCGCCGTCATCCTGGGCCCGCTGGACCGCATAACGGCCAGCCTGGGTTCGGAATTGATCGGCACCGACCCGATCAGCATCTGGGTCCGGTTCCTGGTCCCGAGGGTGTTTCGTGGTCCGGGTTCAGATTGCGTGGTGTCAGTAAACGGAGGAGGCGTGGGCGCCGGGTTCACCTATGCCGCGAGCATTCAGATCACGTCATCCGGCCAGCTACGGTTCGAGGTGTCGGCCAACGGCGCCGACCAGGTGCAGGTCAATGTCGCCAACGTCATCGCCACTTACGGTGGGACGATCATCGACGCGGTTGTCGTTCGGGACGGAACCACGCCCTACGTCTACATCAACGGGCGGGTCCAGACGACAACCGGGTCATCTTCTGGGGCAGGCACCTGGGCCCAGAACATCGTCTCGAACAAGGTGGATATCGGCATGTTCTACTCCGGGCTCGGATCAGTCCCGAGGGTCCACCGGGTGGTCGTCTATAACCGCGCCCTCCGCGCCCAGGATGCCGCGGACCTCAACAGGACGGGCCTCTCGGAGCTCGACCAGTGGGGCAGCACGATTGCCATCGCCACCACCGATTTCACATCCGGCGCGGGCGGCTGGGCATCGGTGAACTCCGGCAACGCTCCGCTCCTGACCGCGCAGACCGTCAACGGTTCTCCGGGCTGGGCCACCCTGACCCTCGGAGGCTCGAATGGCCGCATGGATGTCGAGTACGCCCTCGGCAGCCTCTTCCAGTACCGCAAGTTTTACGCTCTGCGCGCTACGCTGTGGCACGCCACCGCGCAGCCTGCGTTTTTCGGTTCCTCGATCAGCGGCCTGGTCACCGACAGCCCGCTCAAGCAGGCGGCCAGTACGTCCTCGGAGACCACCCTGCTCCTGCCCACATCGACCCAGGGTGCGTCCGCCGCCGGGGCGATCCGCCTGGAACCGGGCGACACGTCGGCCAACACCGGCGCCGTCACCCTGACGGTCGGGACCAGCTACGGGATCAAGAATCCCAGGGTTTACCAGCAAGGCGCCATCGTGGATCTCAACCTGGGCATCGGCTGCGGGTCCGTCATTCCCGATTTCAGCGGCCGTTATCATGGCTCTGTTGTCGGCACCACCTGGACGCACTACATCCCGACCTGCCCGGTGGGCATCACCAGCGGCAATGGAGAGGTGAGCACCGGCCTGCGCCGGTTCGTGCAGCGCCTGGTCGCCCTGAGCGCAGCCCAGACCATCACCCACAACCTCGGCACCCGCGATGTCGAGGTCCAGTGCTGGCAGGACGGGCCGGCACCCTTCAACACGGTCCCGGCCAAGATCGAGGTCGGGATTACCGTCGAATCGACCAGTGCCGTGAAAATCTGGCCCAACGTCGTGCCAGCGAGCGCCACCGCAACGGTCATCGTCGTCGGCTGATGGCTGCCCCGCACAACATCTTCTCGGATACCGTCATCGGGGGAACCGTCTCGTTCCTCCAGGCGCCGGCTGCCGTCACGCCGGCCGCCATCCTCGGACGCAGCTCATCCCTTGTCATGGGTGACGTGACCGCGGCCGCGCTGCGGACGTACATCGGGATCAGTGCGAGCGGCACCGAGGGCACTCTTGCCCGCTTTGGAGCCAGCCAGGCGCTCGTCAACAGCCGTCTCTCGGAGACGCTCGGCTCGCCCTTCACCGTCACGGTGGCAGCCTCCCTCAACGTCGCCAATGACCTGGTGCTGCCCAGCCAGTCCTCGCCCGGCACCACCCCGGCCAACCTCAAGGTGATGGTCGCAGACGGGACAAGCGTACGCTTCCTGTCGCCTCCGACCCCTGCCGCCGGCGAGAACTGGTTCCTCAAGATGACCACGACGGGTTTGTCGTGGCACAACGGCGCACCTGGCGGCGGCGGTGGTGGTTCCGGTCCCACCGGCAGCGGGACTCCTGATCGAGTCGTCAAGTGGGTCACCGCGTCGACCCTCGGTGACTCGCTCATAACCTCCACGACCACCGAGACCACCGTCGATTCGATCCTGACGGTGAAGATTGCCGGGGTTCAGAAATCCCGGCTCCAGGCCGCCCAGTGGGATCTCTCGGCGGCTGTCCTCGGGACTGACCTAAGCGCACCGGCGAGCGCCTCCACCCGGTTCATGGTCCTGGACGGCGATCAGGTACGGCCCGGCACCAATGACTGGGTCCGCGCGTGGCTCGGTGTCTATACCTCTGGGCAGGTCGACGGGCTGCTGTCGGGCTACGTCCCGCTCAGTGGCGGGACCATGAGCGGCACCGGAATCGGGACCGGCCCTGGGTCCGGCTCTCTCCTCCTCCAGGGCACGTCCCCGAGCCCTGGGCTGTCGTCTCCCGTGGTCCAGCAGAAGGCAGCGACCGGGGCTAGCGTCGGGACGTGGACCAACGGCACCGGCTGGGCGCTGTTCCAGGGCACGCAGACCTGGACGCATGTCCGCAACTGCCTCGAATACGATTTCAACAGCGGCTCCTTCTCCGTCTGGCAGAACGTCAGCGGCACCTGGCAGAACCTCGCGGTGGCCACGCAGGCCTGGGCGAGTGCCAATTTCCTGACCGGCATCGGCACGAATACCTACGTCGCCATCTGGAACTCTAGCTCGACCCTCACCCAGAGCATCCTCTCGATCTTCGGCGGGGACACTTTGGCGGTCGCTGGTCACGTCAGCGTGCAGAACAACGTCGGCATCGCCGGCACGCTCGCGGTCACGGGTGGCGGTGGTGGCGCCTCCGTGATCGCGGGCAAACTCTCCCTGCCCAGCGATTCGTCCATCGTGCCGCTTTCCAGCACGACGCCCGCCTTCCTGTTCGGCCGCGACACGGGCTCCGGTTCAGAGAGTCAGCGACTGCGGCAGTACGACGCCGCGACTGTCCGCTCCTGGATCGGGATCGTTCCCAATGACGCCATTGCGAGCCTCATCGTGGTCACGGTAGGCGAGGTCACCAGCACCTACGTCGGCGCCACTTTCCAGGACGTCACGCCGCCGGCGCGCGCCGGCATGAGCCTGACCCTGCCAGCGAACACGATTGCGGCTGGCAACGTCCTCAAGCTGGAGATGGCTGGATTCATCAAGGGCCCTGATGCGCTCCAGGCCGAGTTCCGTGTGTCGCTGGGCAGCTATGTCATGGACGTGCACATTGCCGAGCCTGGCAGCAGCGGGCCGTCGCTTGGCTGCACCTGGACTGCCAACATCTGGATCACCGTCCAGTCCACCGGCACGGCCGTCAGCCCGCTCATGCGCGGTGTCCACGCGTACGAGAACGGGGACGGGCTGGCCGGCAGCGTCTACAGCACCAATTACGGGCTGCGGTCAAAGTTCACCGCTGGCGGCACCCTCAACACCACGGTTCCGAACACGCTCAAGCTGGAGTACAAGGGAACCACGGCCCAGGCCCAGGAGTTCCGTGTCACGAACGCTGTCCTTTGGAGGCTCTGACCTATGAAATACAGAACCGGAGAACTCGGAGATGTCGTCCGCGCCGACTACACCCGGCGCATCGTCGTCACCCCTGACGGCCTGGAGTTTCTGGACCAGGCGGTGACGTTCTTCCGCGATACCGCGGCCGACGAGGAGGTGGAAGTCGAGCACGCCGGCAGCACCTTCCTGACCGCCCACATGGAGGACGCCTGGGCTGTCGAGATCGAGATCCCGGTCACCCCGGGCCCTCAGGAGCGGCTCGTCGATGGGACTCTTGTCCTGGGCGACGTGCCGGACACGATTCCCTGGGAGGCACCAGAGCCGACTGCCCCACCCGATCACGGCGGACCCAAACTCAGGCTCACCGTTGGCCAGGCTATCCAGGCCCTGGCCGTTTACGCCGACATGCTGCGAGCGCAAACCCCATCCAATCCATGACAGCCCACGAGATGATCCTGCTGCACGAGGCACACTTCGCCCTGGCGAACCTGCCACCAGGGAGCTTAAGCCGCCTCGCGGCCTACCGCGTCACCCTGAACATGTCCAAGCTGGACCCTGCACTGGCTCTCCACCGGGAGGCATTCAGGCAAGCGGTGGCAGCCGAAAAGGAAAAGGACGATCGAGGTGACCTGGACCATGCCGCGCTTGAGAATGAAGTCTGGCAGGAGCTGGGCCAGGAGGAGGTCGCTGTCCTGGGCCTCCGCAGCCTCCCGGCCCGGGACCTGCCCTGGGAACAGATGGACCCGAAAGCCAGTTTCAACCTGGTCCGCCTGGGCCTGATCGAAGGTGATCTGGACGCCCAGGCCATCGCCTCATGAAGTGGCTGGCGCTCGCCCTTGCCCTGGCCCTGTGCTCGGGCTGCGCCGCTACATTGGATCAATCGTATCGCATCACAGTTGGCAAAGCACGGTGCCCTTGTCCGCCGGCATCCGGCACGAACTTCGGCAGGTAGCTCTGCCCGCATCTTCCGCATTGCCATCCATGCTTCGCCAGGCGCCGTCGGCGGCGGCTGTGTTTGTGAGTGGTATAAGAACTGGACTAAATTCGTTTTTCGCCTTCATTCGTGATCGTCGTAAGTTATTGATAGCCTGGTGGGCGATGCAGGATTCGAACCTGCGACCTTCTCCGTGTAAACCAGATCTCCCTTTTTTTCGCCCGCGAGCGCCCGTTTGCAACCTAGCTATTTTACAAGCACTTGTGAATTTCTGATCACGGGCTGAAAACGGGGATTTATTAGTCCACTGGTATAAAATTTGGACTAATCCCGCCCGTCTCCTTCACTAGGCAGACGGGCGAACACCTCCCAGAAAGGAGGGTCGTTTGCCGGCCTCCAGGAGAGATCCGGACCCCCCCGCCAGCCGGGCGGAATCTGGCCGTAGGTCGTGCTGATGAGCGACGAGGTCTTGTCCCCGATCTCGGCTGCCACCTGGCCATCACTGATCCCGGCCGATCGTCGGACGGTGACGTAGAATGCTCGCAGGCCATGACCGGTTCGCGCTCCAAGTCCGAGGGCGGCCGAGATTCGTTTCAGAGCATGGACCAGGCTCGCATTGTCAACCGGCCCGATGCCGGCCTCCGGACTCGGAAACCACCAGGGCGAGTCGGGATGCTTCTCTGCGTGCCAGGCGCGGTGCGCGGCCATGCACGCACGCAGGTCTGGATGCAGGACGACGAACGGGTTGACGCCACCTTTGAGTCGCTCGATCCAAAGCCAGTCTCCCTCCACAAATCCGGCCTTCCTCGGGGCAGCATCGAAGCGCATCCGTAGGATCTCGCCGGTTCGGCAGCCGGTCAGCGCCGAGAAGAGACATTGCCAGGCCAGAACCTCGCCGCGTGGATCGTCTGCCAGCGCGTGCGCGAGCCGGTGCAATTCGGTCCCGGACGCCGGCATGCAGTCCCGTGCATGGCGCGCCATCGAAGGGCGGTCGTAACGGGGCCGGTCGTGCCGGATCGGGTTGCTCGGGGTGATGCCGCTTCGCACGGCATAGGTGAACGCCATCGAGAGGGTCTGTAGCTCCTTGTCGACGGTGCAATTTCCCGCACGCCCTGAATCACTGATTTCCCCACGCCTGATGTCGGCATAGGTGTCACACATCCGCGCCGAGACGGCGTCGGCGGGCATGGCCCCGAGGTGCCGGTCGAGATTCTTCCAGTTCCGCTCTTCCGTGGCGCGGGCCTTGCCATCCCGTTTTTCCCGGTGCCGGTCCGGGAAGCCCGCTTTGGCATACGCCCCCAGGATGTCGCCGATCGTCCGTTTGCTGGAGTATGGATTTGCTGCGAGCCCGAGTTTGCTCCGGGCCTGGTCGGCCCGCTTCAGATAGATTTCTTCCCTGGCTTCTTTTTGGGTGCGGCTTTCAAGAACTCGCCAGGTGCGCTTTCCGTCAATTTTGGGGCGCTCATACCAGCGACCGGAAGGTCCGTGGTGATAGAGTCCCCCTCCGCAGGACCTGAATGCTGGACCTTGTCGCGCATCCGCTCTTTCAGTTCGCCTGAGAACTCCTTTTCCAACGTTTCCCGGACCACGCTTGAAACCGACGCCTGGCCGCGACGAATCGCCACGTCCTGAACGATGTCGTAGAGGACCGCCTGGACCCTCACATTCATCGAACGCGTCTCGCCGGTCTGCCGTGATGGCCGCTTCATTTTCCGATGCTATCTGACCCTGTGTTTCACATTGTTTCACGTGTTTTTATTTGCCACCAAATGTTTACGCTGTAAAAGCTTCATTTACGTATGAAAGCCATTAGCAAGGAGAATGGCGTGAAAAAGGGGCCAGCCGCCAAGGCCACGTCCTCCGTCAATATCCGCGTTCCCCTGGATCTGAAGATCCGGATTCAAAGTTTGTGCCAGCGCATCCGGCTCAACACGGGGATTCTGGGAAGGGAAGCCCTCGAGGACATGGTGGAAAGGTGCGAACGGGACGAGCAATTCGCGCTGAAACTGAGGAAATGATTTTATGATCGAGACCCGGTCCCCCTGGATGACGCCCCGCGAAGCCGCCGAATACCTCCGCTGTTCGGTGCCCGAGATCCATCGGCGCTTCAGCCTTGGCACGTTCAAACGTCATTACGACGGCACCCGCCTGCTCGTTCTGCGCTCCGAGGTCGAGGCCTGCGTCCAGGTGGCAGCCCAGCCCAAGCGCAAACGCGGCCGTCCGATCTCCCGCCGCGATTCCATCGTCATCCGCGCGTGAGCCCTCGGGTGGAGGAGAGAATCCCCATGAAAGCACCATCCGCCATCGTCTTGATCCACCCGTTTTCCAGCCTGCACCGGCCGCTGACGCCGGAGGAGCGGGCCAATCTCCACGCCGACCTCGACAAGAACGGTATCCTTGCGCCGCTGATCGTCTGGGCGCAGCCGAGGCTCAACCGGATTCTCCTGGACGGGCACAACCGGTTTGCCTGGGCGAAGGAGCGCGGGATCGAACCTCCGGTTCGCGAGCTCGCGTTCGAGAACCAGGACGATGCCCTGCGTTGGGCGATCGCGAACCAGCTCGCCCGGCGCAACCTGACCCCGGAGGAATCGCGGCTGCTCCGTGGGCGGCTCTACAATCTGGAGAAGAAAGCGGTTCACGACGGCGGCAAGGGGAAGGAGCGAAGTGGTTCCCAAAATGGGGACCACTTCAGCAGTCGAACGTGCGATCGGCTTGCTCGGCAACACGGAGTCTCAAAAAACACCATTGTTCGCGACGGCGAGTTTGCGGCCGCTGTCGACACGATCGCGGCCACGGTGCCAGAGGCGGCGAGCGTCATCGCGAGCGGTCAGACGGGATTGGGTCACGGAGTGATCGTCGAGATGGCCGAGCGGCTGAAAGTCGACCCCGACCTTGCTGTCGAGATCCGAGAACGCATCACCGCAGCGTCATCCAGGACCAGAGCGAAGCCTGCAAGGCCGGACACCGGAGAACCGGAAACCGACGAGAAGAAGAAGGCCCGGCGGATACAGGAAGTGCGCGTTGCCTACGGCTCCCATTGTCAGCATGCGATCGCACTGAGGAAGTTCGGACGAGAGCGCCGGCAGGAATTCTGGAACCGGAACGCAGAGGCGAAGGCGGTCTATCGGGAGGGTCTACAACACACTGTGGAGGAGTTCACAGGGTACCTTGGAGAGATCGAATGAATGCCGAATTCAAGAGACTGAAAGCCGATTGCATTGACGCCTTTGTCCTGGAGATTCAGGAGATCCACGGAGTCGTTCCTGAAGAGTTCGCCGAGACCTGGGTCGAGAAGCATTGGGGCGAATTTGAGGATTACGCCAGGGCGGGAGTCATTCATGCGATCGCTGACGCAATCCGTTCGAAGATGCGATCGAAATGCACAGTGGCGATCTGCGAGCAGTTGCATCTCCCAGGCGAAGAGTTCGCGGATCTTCCCATCGCGGTTCCAACCGAGAATGACGGTTATGCGGGTGCCGGCCTGGCGACCGTCGCGGACTGGGAACTCTCTATCGCCGAACATCGCAAGCAGATCGAAGGACATGACGCCTCCATTGTTCGCATTCAGAAACACATCGCGGATCGACGGTCCATGGGCATCCCGGATGACGTGGGCTGGTACGAAAACGTGAAATGAAACCTCGCACGTCCCGCATCCTCTGGAGCCTGCCGTTTTGGGTGGTGTGGTTGGTGATGGCCCTGGCCGCCATCGCAGCCGAGGGGTTCCTGGCGGGGCTGGTGCTCCTGGTCGGCGCGAGCGGGTGTCTGATTGTCGCCGTGTTTTTGTGCTTCGCCGAATGCGATGACGGCGCCTTTCCGAGCGACGATTTCTGACAGGCGATCCCATGAGCTCGCATCCCGTCCCCACGTCCTTTCTCTGGCGCGATTTCCCGCTTGTCTGGGTTCGGCTCCCGGAGTTCGGCACCACCTACCAGGTCGTCCAGTTCAGCGACGTCTCGTTTCAGCTCGCGAGCCAGGACGAACACTACGATTTCGCAACCGTCCCCGACCACTGGCAATGGAGCGCCGACGGCGTGAACTGGATGCCCTTTCAGAGTAGCCGATGAAACTCAGACTCAAATGCGATGCCTGCGGGACCGAGGCTGTTGCGGAGCACTTCCTTGAGGTCGTGCAGCAGGATCTCAAGCTCTCTGGAAAACACGTCGTGGTCTCTATGAGTGTCGGGTTTCTGGACCACGCCTGGCCACCGCCTGACCTCTGCCGCGGCTGCTGGACCCAGGCGATCCAAGCCGCCATCCACCAGGTCGCGGCCTCGCCCAAGGCAACGCACCAACTGGGAATGACATGAGCGACCGTCCCTCCAACGGCAACAGCGGCGTCGATCCTGTGGCCAAGGTCTGGATCGACCAGGCAAGCTACTCCGAACTCTCCCAACGCTGGCTTGCCGCCAGGCATGACGACCCGATGTTCTGCGGTGAGACGGGTGAGTACTACGCCCGTATCATGTGCTCACGCCGGCGCAGTGTCGGTGACGGCCGCAGAGGCCCGGGCCGGTGGTGGATGGAACGCATGCGGGACAATAGCCAGCGCAGAGACACTTTTGCGGCCGGTTCGGCTTCGACTCCTCAGCAGAGCATGGGACAACACAGCCAACCTGAAGAGGACCGGCCGCACTAACCCCACTGACAAGGTGACTCATGAAAGAAGCAGGAGAACAAATCGACCTCGGTCCGCAGCAGATTGTCGTGCTTGATCGCGGCTGGGTCTACGTCGGCAAGTCGCGTGAAGTCGGTGACAAGCTCGTAATCGAGGACGCTCAGTGCATCCGTTATTGGGGCACAACCCGAGGACTGGGGGAGTTGGCGGCGAACGGACCCACCGGCAAAACGAAATTGGACCCCGTGGGCCGACTCGTGGCACCGATGCGGGCCGTCATCAGCATCATCGCATGCAAGTGCATCTGGTGACTCTCGACGGCTACGGCTACGGCTCCGGCTCCGGCTCCGGCTCCGGCTCCGGCTACGGCGACGGCGACGGCGACGGCGACGGCTCCGGCTACGGCGACGGCTCCGGCTCCGGCGACGGCGACGGCTCCGGCTCCGGCGACGGCTACGGCTACGGCTACGGCTAGCTGACCGGAAAAAACACTCACCTTAGTCCATGATTCCGGCAGCCGGTCACGCCAAAGGTTCGCCCCTTCAAAAGCGAGGTAGCATCTCGCCTGGCGGGCCGGCTGCCCATTCACCTCTTGAAGAACCCATTCTCACCTGAAGACCCCGTCACGGAAGCCGAATGGGAGTTGGCTCGCAAACTCGCGCTCAAGCTGGCCGCCAGCGTGATGGCGGCCCGTTGGGGTCTCGTTAATAGGCGCGGTGTGATCAATCTCGAACGCTGTCGGTACTTCATCGAACGCACCCCCAACCTGAACAACCATGGCCAAGAACTCACTCCCACCCGCCACGACTCCCACCAAGACCCGCGCGCCGCGGCAAGCTGAAATCTTCGCTCAGTTCTCGCACCTGGAACGCCAAAGACAGGCGTGCCGGCTCGCCGAGAGGATCCTGCGGGTCGTCGCCGGCGCCGATCTGCAGTTAGCCGAGACCGCCGTCCAGATTGCCGTGACGGCCGTCCGGGAGAAGGTCTGTCCCCAGTGGGCTGATAAGAATAGCGGCGCTCCGGTATCTGTTCCGGAACCCCAGCGGGACACGCGCGACGGGGTTCTCCGCTAAAGGTCCCCATGCCCCGGATGTCCACGTTTGAGTACGACACCTGGCTGGCGCGCCAGCCTGTCATGCCGAAGCCCAAGGCCAGCACGAAGGCGGCCACCCGTGAAAGCCTCCTGCACGACGCCATCCTGGCCGAATGCCGGGCCAGAGGCCTGCGGGTCATCCATTCGCGCATGGACCGCGCTTCGACGGTTGCTGTCGGTGCTCCCGACTTCGTCATCGCCCTGGTCGGCGCTCGTACGCTCTGGATCGAGTGCAAGAGTGCTCACGGGGTTCTACGTCACGATCAGGCCGCCTGGATTGCCACCCTGCAAAGCCTCGGTCACGAGGCACACGTCATTCGTTCCATCGAAGAGTTCATCGCTATCATCACCCCCAACCTATGATCATCACTCCCAAGGCTACCTTTATTCCGGCTCCGGTCGGCGAACACCGCGGGGTCGTTGTCGACGTCACCCCCGCCAAAACCATGCAGGGTGACTGGGGTGCGCGCGAAGTGTTCCGAATCGTCTACGAGCTCGAGGCGGAAATGGAGGACGGTCGCCGGTACATGATTCAGAGCCGCCTTTACACGCCGTCGCTCCATGAGAAGAGCGCACTGCGCCCGGACGTCGAGAAGCTCCTGGGGCATAAGCTCACCAAGGACGAGCTCTCCAGCTTCGACACCGAGGAGCTCCTCGGGATCCCGGTGAAGCTCGAGGTGGAGCACGAGGAAACGGACCGCGGGGTCTTCGCGCGAATCGTCTACCTGAAACGCATCTCCGATAAAATCGAACCCTCAGGCGACTACACCAGGGTGAAGGACCGTGAGGAGGACGACGACGAACCGCGGGAGCGCCAATCGGAATTCAGGCGCACTTCCGGCGGTGGCGGGGGTAAGCCCAAGCCTACCCAGTCCCCAGACGCGGTCACTCACCCGGGCAAGATCAAGGCGCACGTTGGAAGGTACAAGGGGCAGGAGCTCTCCGACCTGTCGCGGGAAGATATCGAGAAGCTCATTGTCGGCTGGCTCGAGCGCGACTTCGGCAAAATCCAAAAGCCGTCGGCCGACGACAAGCGCCTGGCCTCCGCGCTCCGGCAGTACCAGAAGAAATTCGCCGCGGAGGACGAGGAGAGCGGTGGGGAAGAGGAGGAAGAAGACAACGTCCCCTATTGATCCCTGTGAAGACCACCGACTGACCCGATGAGCCGGTTCGATAAATGCTGGTGTGGTGAAGTAAAGCCCTACTACGCGCCGCTACCCAGGTCCTGCGACGGCTCCGGGACGATCCTCTGCTACTGCGGCGGAGACATGTGCGTCTGTCATTGGCATGGCGAGGCTGAGTGTCTGGGCTGCCCGGAATGTGAAGAAGGGGACGACGAGCAGTTCCATGCTCCGGATGACCGATGAATCCGATGAATCTCCCGAGTGTGGTCGTCCATCCTTACGGCCGGACGGCGAAAGATCGATGTTTCCGGCTAATTGTTCTAGGCCGGCCCATCAAGCCTCATTGCGATGCTAGCGCCGCGATCATAATAGCCGAATGGCTAAAGAACGGCGGGCTCTGGGCCATCAAGCGCTTGTTTGAAGAGGATGTGCTCAAAGAGGCACCTGACGACGATGAACGATCCGATGCCCCAGATGACGGTGAGCGATGAGGAGCGTTTCCTCTGCTGGGCGCACGGCGGTTCCAACGTCTTTCTCACCGGCGCCGGCGGGGTGGGCAAATCCTACCTCACCCGGATCTTTATCCAGGAGCGCAAGGCAAAGGGGCTTCGCCTGGCCATCACGGCCTCCACCGGGGTCGCCGCCATCCTGGTCGGCGGCTCCACCATCCATTCCTGGGCCGGCATCGACCTGGGGCCGATGAAGGAAGAGAGCTTCGAGGAGTGCGCTTGCCGGCTCATCGACCGGAAGTACTCGGCTGCTCGCCGCGCGGAGGCGCGGGTCCGCTCCGCCCAGTGCGTCCTGATCGACGAGATCAGCATGCTCCCTGGCCGGGTCCTCTCCTTCCTCGACTTCTGGTTCAGGCGCCTTCGCTCTGACTCCCGTCCCTTCGGCGGCTGCCAGATGCTCTTTGTCGGCGACTTCCTCCAGCTCTCTCCCGTCCGGAAGGACCCGCGGGAACCTTATGACTGGGCCTTCAAGACGGAGGCCTGGGGCTGCCTGGACAAATCGATCCTCCTGGAAACGATCCGCCGGCAGACCGACCAGACCTTCATCAAGGCGCTCTCCGCCGTCCGGGTGGGAAAGCTCTCCTCGCCCGACGTCCGGGTCTTGCGCGCGCGCGTCCGGGAGAACCCCTCTCGGGACACGCCGCGGCTCATGACCCACAACCTCGCGGTGAACAAGTGGTGCGAATTGATGCTGTCCGACATCGAGGCGCCGGCCGTTACCTTCGAGGCCGAGACCAGCGGGTCTCCCGAAGCGGTGGCGACCCTCGCAAAGAACATCCTGGCGCCAGCGACACTGGTGTTGAAGGTCGGCGCGCTCGTGATGCACCTGGTCAATAAAACGTACACCCTCGAGGACGGCCGGGAGCTCTACGTCGTCAATGGCGCCCTGGCGACCGTGCTCGAGCTCGCCCCCCCGAACGAGGACGGCCGTGGTGGCGGCGCCATCCTCCGCCTGGTGGACGGCGGACACCTGGTCGGGGTCGATCGCCACTCGTATTCCTGGAGCCATCACCGGCCGGAGCATGGTGGGCCTGAATACAGCCAGCTCCCCCTCCGCCTGGCCTGGGCGCTCACCATCCATAAGGCGCAAGGCATGACCATCGACCGGGCGCATATCGACGTGCGCGCCGCCCGGGAGCCTGGCCAGACCTACGTGGCGCTCTCCCGGGTGCGGACCCTCGAGGGACTTTCACTCAAGGAATGGCCGTCCGGCGCTTTCGTCTCGCCGCAGGCGATCCGGTTCTACCAGGACCTGAAGCCAAGCCGGGACGTTGTGCAAAGCGCCGACAAACCCGCCCGGCTGGCCGCAGCGCCAGTTTTGAGTGATGGGGGGCTGTCTTCACCCTCCCCGCAGACTCGGGCCACGCCCACGGGCAGCCAGGGGCTGGCGCAAGCTGATCTCCTGCCATCTCGTCCCGCGTACGCGTGAACTGCCATCTCCATGGCACTCGACCGGTACCGCCTGGCGCACGTTCGATCCCTGCCGGACGGAGGCTACACGGCTCAATGCCCGGTCTGTCACGCCGCGGGCGGGGACAGTCATGGGGTCCACCTCCGGGTCTTTGCCTCCGGGGCCTTTGCCTGCGTGGTGCACCCTGGCGATCGCCACCACCGCAGCCTGATCTGGCAGGCGGCCGGGGATCGCTCTTGCGCCTCCTCTCCTCATGGGGTGGTCCGGGTGGCGGCGCGGTCGGCCAGGCGCGCCTCCCTCCTCGAGGACCTGGATTACGTCCGCCCCAGAATCTTCGCCCGACCCTGGGCACCGGACGCGATCCGCAGCGACTCGCCGGCGCGGATCCCCTCCGCGGCCGCCGATCAGGCTGCCGTCCTTCTACGCCTCTTCCGGCCGCTCGACGTGCTCTGGATCGGGCACCTGTGCGACTCCGGTCAGGAATGGCATGCCTCCCATTTCCGGCCGGCAAAGGACTGGCTCCGTACCGATCGGATTCCACCCGGTCCAAGGATCTGCACCTGCACCTTCCGCCCCGGCGTCTGTAGCCGGTCCCAGGACAGCATGCTCGCGCGGCGCTTCCTGGTGGTGGAAGCCGACTCCATCGACCTCCCCGCCCAAGGCTCGATCCTCCGTTGGCTCTCCGGCCTGGGCTTGAAGCTCCGGGCGATCGTGCATTCCGGGGGCCGCTCCCTGCATGGCTGGTTCGATTACCCGGCGGCGCGGAAGCTCGAAGACTTACGACTCTTGTTGCCGGCGCTCGGCTGTGACCCGGCGCTGTTCAACCCGGTTCAGCCTGTCCGCCTCCCCGGCTGGCGCCGGCCGGACTCGGGCACCATCCCCCAGCTCCTCTACCTGGCTCCATGAAGATCGCTCGAGGTTTACAGGCTCCAGACATTGCCCCACTAACAACCCTGGAGCGCCTTGAGCGGCTCTACGATCGCCCCTGGTCCCTCGACGACCGCGGGGTGGTGGTCTCGATCAACCCGCGGTGGTGGGCCGGCCTTTACCACACCGAGAACCACGTTCTCCATTGCCCGGTTGAGGGCTTCTTCGAATTCGACGCGCTCGAGGGCATCTACGTCCGCCTCTCGCCAGAGCGCCTCCGGGAGCACCTGGCCTCTCTGATCCTCCGCATTGCCCGGGAGCACTCCCTCCCGGGCCTGGTGCGCCAGGCAAAGGTAGCCACCCTCTCGCAGATCGCGCTCTTCCTGGAGGGCATCTCAGAGGTGAGAGACCCGTTCGACAACACCAAGGGGATCCTGGCCGTGCAGAATGGCGTGCTCGTCTTCGCTCGTGGGAAGGTCCGATTCGAAGCTTTCTCGCCGAAGTTCCGGGTCCGGGACCGCATCCCGGTCGTGTACGATCGCCACGCGGTCTGTCCGCGGTACGACCAGGAGTTCATGGCGGACGTGCTCGAGGACGACGACGTCGATCTCCTTCACCGGCAAACGGGCCTCATTCTGGCTGGCATCAACCCGTCCCACCGGCTCGGGATCCTCGAGGGGGTCGCCGGCTCTGGGAAATCCTCCTACCTGAAGCTGGTGACCGAGATGAACGGCGTGAGCCGGGTGGTGGAGCTCCGAACGACCCACCTGGACAAGCCTTTCGAGCTTTCCGCTTTCCGCGGGAAAACCCTTCTGACGGCCTCCGATGTCGGCGCCGACTTCCTATCGACCGCAGGCGCCCACACGTTAAAGGGCCTGGTGTCCGACGATCTCTTCAACCCGGAATCGAAAAACTCGAATGAACGGAAGCCCATGCGCGGGCCGTTCAGCGTGCTGATCGGGACCAACTGCAAGCTGGTCTACCGTTCCCAGGGGGACGCCGACGCCTGGCGCCGCCGCTTGATTATCTATGAATGGAAGACGCCACCGGCGGGACGCCGAAAGGTTATCGACTTTGTTAGCCAACTGCTTGCCTCCGAAGGTCCGGGTATCCTGAACCGGTGGATTACCGGGTACAAGCGGGCCTGGGGTGAGCTCCAGGAGTTCGGCGATCTCGTGCTCTCCGAGGTGCAGCAGGCGCGGGTGGAAGCGCTTGTCATGCGATCGGAGGCGCTCGAGATGTTCGTCAAGACACGCATCGAGGCGGACCCTGGCGAGGATCTGACCTCGCAGGAATTCCTGGAGGCCTTCCTCGAGTGGTGCCTGGCGATGGGGTGGATCCCGCCCAGTGAGCGCATCATCCAGATCCGGGCGCCGGAGCTCATGCTCCAGCACCACGGGAAGCCGCGCTCGAATAACCTGCAGCGCGAAGGGCACAAGTACCTCCGCGGGTGGCGCGGGGTGCGCCTGATCGACGACGGCGCCCGGGCCTTTCCGCAGAATTGATCCCTCCTCCGGCGCCGGCAGAGCTTAATCTCGCCGGTTTTGTCCCTTCACCTGTCCCAAGCGTCCCACCTCTCCCCGGGCCCGGACGCTTGGGACGCCCATGGGACGCCCATGGGACAGGTGCCCCGTCCCAAAAAAAACGCCAATTCATTGACCTTTCAGGTTTCTTTTTCTTCTTGGGACGCTTGGGACGCTTCTCTATTGGATTAATGGAAAAAAGGACCTGATTGAACATGTACTGGGATTGGGGACGCGTGCTGTGGAATAGATGCGAAAAAGAAGCGTCCCAAGCGTTTTCAGCGTCTGGAATGTCTCTCGATCTCATGACTGTCACGAGTCGAACGAGTCGAACGAGGTCTTTTTTCCAGAAAGTCCTATAAAGAAAGTCTCTATAGAGACTTTAGGGGAAAATGACCTCGACGCCTCGTTCGCCTCGTCTCCCGAGCGATGAACACGTGAGTTACGAAGATTGCCCGGGTGCCACAGCACCGTCCCCACCTAAATCGAAAACCAATGCATGGGACCGCAACGCTCGGGCCTGTAAACTGATGACAACCATGAAAGCTGAAGCCTACAAGCCACCCCGACCCCTGATAGGCAACCCTAATCCCCCGCTGGGTCCGAAGCCGAGACCCCGGCGCGGGAACCTCTAGCAAGCTGTCCTGCAGCGGCCGCTGGAACCCTCGGTAGGGCCTCAGGATGGCTCCTATTCGAACCCTGAAGCCCTGGCTGCCCCATGAGCCATTGAAAGTCAAATGTCTAATTCAAACCAGAATCCTCTGCAAAAACCTTCCGGGATGACCCCCCGAAGGAATCTTTTCGGTGTGCCAACCTGGCGCAAGGTCGGGCGCAGGGCGAAAAGCGTCCATGAGACCACGTAACTTGTTAGCGCCTAACGTTTTATAGCGATGCCTGCCCGTACAGCGCCGATTGTCCTGACTCAGGAAGAGGCTGCCGCACAACTTGGCGTCTCCGATTCGACCCTCCGTAAAGGGTTGATGGATTTGAACTTGGACATCCGTGGAAAACGGAAAATTCCGATTCGTGTCTGGGTGAAGTGCATCATCGGCGACATCAAGGCGGAGCGCACGCGGCTCACAAGGGCGCACGCGGACCTGCTCGAGCTCAACCGGCTTCGTCTGAACAAGGAGGTGGCGGACATCGCCGACGTGAAGGCGTTCTACGGCCCGGCTCTGGCCGGCCTCCGCCAGGTGCTGCTCGAGTCTCCCTCGGCGCTCTGCTACCAGATGAACCCCAGCGACCCGGAACTCGCGCGCTCGGTGCTGCATGACTTCCTGACCAGGACCCTCGACAGCTTCTCCCGACGGATGGAGGACTTCATTCCCGCCGATGCTCGCGAACCTGCAAAGCCCAAGACAACGAAGCGAACTGCTCCACGAACTCGCGGCGTGGTCGGGCGAGCTGTTGCGGCCGCCACCGCTTGAGTCGCCCTCGACCTGGGCGCAGCGCGCAGTGCACATCCCGCCGCCGCAGAGCCCGAGCCCAGGCTGGTTCACGCTGCGGACCCGGGAGTTTGCGGCCGAATGGATTGATTCCTTCGCGAACATCGCTCTGACCGACTGCGTCATCGTCACCGGCGCCCAGGTGTCGAAGACCACGTCGCTTGCGGTCGGGCTCCTCTGGACCATCCGGAACAGCCCTTGTTCGGCGCTCCTGGTGATGCCGAACGAAAAACTGGCTGGCAGCTTCAGCGAGACCCGCCTGCAGCCCATCATCGAGAGTTCGCCCGAGCTCGCGGCCCTGGTGCCCACGGGAGCGGACCGGCACCGATACAAGAATCTCGAGATGATGCTGGGTGCATCGACCCTGGCGCTCGTGGGTTCGAACTCACCCAGCAACCTCGCCTCCCGCCCGGTGAAGGTTCTGCTTTGCGATGAGACGGACAAGTTCCTCGGTAGCACGAACGAGGAAGCCGACGCCCTGAGCCTGGCGATTCAGCGGACGAAGAGCTTTGCCAACCCGAAGCGCTACTTCTCCTCGACCCCGACCGTGAGCGACGGGCCGATCTGGGCAAAGTTCCTCGAGGGCGACCAGCGGCGGTTCCAGATCCCGTGCCCGCACTGCGGCCGGCTGGTCGTCCTGGCCTGGAGCGCCACCTACAGCGTCTTCCGCCCAACCGGGATCGAAGCCTTCGTTTTCTGGGACAAGGAAGCGAAGCGCCCCAACGGCGAATGGGACCTGGTCAGGGTCGAGAAGAGCGCTCATGCCCGTTGCCCGCATTGCCAGGGCAGCATCCGGGACGGCGAAAAGACCAAGGCGGTGCGGGCCGGCAAGTGGGTCCCCACGGCCGCCGGCGCGGCCGGCTACCGGAGCTGGCATCTGCCGAGCCTCTACGCCTCGACGCCAGAGACGACCTTCGGGCGACTGGCGGTGAAGTTCATCCTGACCAAGCGGAGCGGCACCACCCAGGCCTTCGTCAATTCCGAGCTCGCCGAGATCTGGGAGAGCCAGGATGAGCGGAGCGAACGCCGGGAGATCGTGGTGCGGGGAGAGGACCTGGAGAAGCCTGTGGGCGATGACCAGGTCACCATCCTCACGGCCGATTTCCAGATGCTGGCGCCCTACCTCTGGTACGTTGCCAGGACTTGGGCGAAGAACGGGGACAGCCGTCTCGTGCGCTGCGGGCACCTGGACACGTTCGAGGACCTGCGAGCGGTTCAGCTCGACCTCAAGGTTCCTGACAACCTGGTGTTCATTGACTCCGGCTACAGCGCCGCCGATGTCTACGCGGCCTGCCGACGATACGGGAAACTGGTCCCGGTCCCGAACGCGCCTGCGACCCACGTCGGCTGGATTCCGTGCAAGGGCCGGGAGCGGACCATGGGCTGGGTCGACCCGAAGACGAAGCAACCCCGGCTCTGGACCCTCAGCTCGGCGCCCCTGGAGGCCCGCGGGCTCCGGATGCCGCTCCTCGAGTTCAACGGCGAGTTTCTCCGGGACGTGCTGGCCAGGCTCCGACGCAGGGGACAGCCCAGGTGGGAGCTTACGGACGCCGCGGACGAGACTTATTACTCCCACCTCGACAGCTATGTGCGCCGGCCGGTTGTCGTGGGGCGGAGAATCCAAGTCAAATGGACACCACGAACACAAAAAGCCGCCGACCACCTGCTCGACAGCGAGCTCGAACAAATCGCCGCCGCGATGTTTCAGCGCCGGCTCGTCTGGACGTTCGAGCCACCGCCGGAAGCGGAGCCAGTGACATTGGGGACCCTGGGCCGCTGAATCGGGCGACGATACTCTGGACGGCGAAGAGCCAGGCGGCGGAGCTGTCCGTTTCGCGCACCACCATCACCGCCTGGCGCAAGCTGGGACTGCCCCACGTCGTGACCCTGAAGCAGCTTTGCAAGTTCGCCCTCGAACACGCGCATCCGCGGGCCATCCGGGTGCAAAATGGGTCACCGCCCGGGTTGCGCTCGTCCTGATGCCTGTGTCCCAAAGTGAGGGGTGCAGCTTTCGTCGTTGCAACTCCGCGCCCTGGCTCGCGTCGTCTGTGCCCAGGTCGTCCCGCCGGAAACGCTCTCCGACGTCCTGAAGGCGTCGATTCTCGAGAACGGCAAGCGGCTGCTGGACGCGGGCGCGGCGGCCGTCATCACTTCGTCATCGAGCGGAGGACTCAGCAGCACCCAGACGATTCTGCCCGGCACCCTCATGCCGGGCGACGTGATCTCCGCAATGGAACTCCTCCTGGAGGTCGTCGAAGCCCTGGAGGCCGCAGGCGTGCCGCCGGAGGACATGTGCAGTGAGCTCCAGAAGCAGCTCGTCCCGGCCAGTAAGCAGATCCTCAAGAACTACACCGGCATGTTCCCATGACCTTCACCCATCGCCTTCGAGGAATCTTCCGACCCCGCCGGCATCGGCAGGTTGAAGCGCGCTATGAGGCAGCCGACTGGTCATTCCTCCGCAGCTTCCTCCCGAGCCCCGTCACCGACGCGCGGAAGGACATCAGCGCCGGTAGCCGTACTGAAGTCCTGCGCAAGGCTCGTCACTTCTACCAGAACAGCCCAATCGCCCGTGCGCTCATCGAGCGCCTGGTCACCTTCACTGTCGGCGCCTCCGGGATCGTGCCGGCGCCCAAGTCGTCAAGCGCCCGGTGGAACCAGCGGGCTCGAAAATACTGGGACCGTTGGGGCAAGCGCTGTGACGTCACCGGCCGGCACAACCTCGCGAGCTACCAGCGGATGTTTTTGCGGGCTGCCTTTGTGGACGGGGACTGCTTCTCGGTCCTGACCGAGGACAATCTACTTCAACTCATCGAAGGCCACCGGATCGGCACGCCCTCTCCACCGCCGGTCCCGCCGGACAATCCGAGCGACGGGGTCCTGACTGATGACGTCGGGCGGCCCCTGAAATACCAGCTCCTGGACGACAAGCGGCAGCTCGACCGCAACCTGCCGGCCGAGTCCGTGGTGCAACACGTTTTCCTCGAACGCGCCAGCCAGCCCCGAGGTATCTCGATTCTCGCGAGCGCGATGCAGAACCTGCACGACGTCTCCGACATCGTCGCCCTGGAGAAGCAGGCGGTGAAGAGCGGCAGCTCGACGACGGACATCATCAAGACCAAGAGCGGCGAGTACAATTTCGAGGAGGCGGTTCGTAACGGCGCGACGGCGCCGACCGTGGATTCCAAGGTCTATTACGAGCAGGTGTTCGGCGCCACCGCCAAGGTCCTCCGTACCGACGACGACTTCGCCCAGTACCGCAGCGAGCGGCCCAGCGCCGCCTGGCAGGGTTTCATGGATTTCCTCCTGGCCTCGATTGCGATCTCCACCGGCATCCCGCCGTCGGTCCTGACGCACGGCAAGATCGGCGGCGCGGATACGAGGCGCGACCTGGCCGTCGCGCAGCGCGTGGTCGAATGCTGGCAGTCCGAGATCGCGAGCCAGATGGACCGGGTCTGGGAGTTCATCATCGAGGACGCCGATGGCCTGGGCTCCGCACCGGCCGACTGGCGGGATGTCGAGTGGCAGTTCCCGGTGAAACTCACCGTGGACGCCGGCCGCGAAGCCATCGCCGACCGCGAGGACGTGCGCTCCGGCCTGGTCACCCTCGAGGAGTACTGCTCCCGCTACGGCATCGACTGGACCGAGCACGTCGCGCAGCTCGCCAAGGAGCAGGAACGGGTCGCCGAGGCGGATGACACCGGACAGCTCACGAATCGTCTTTACGGCAATCCGTCGGCTGCGATTGATCCGCCCAAGGAACCGGGCGAGGACGAAGAAGAAGAAGAGCCGGAGGAAGAGGAAGAAGAGGAGGCGGAGGAGAAACCAGAGGATGAAGCGAAGCCAGCTCGCGCTTGAACTTGGGCGTTCCGAGCGCTGGGTCAAAGCCCAGCGTTTCCCGAAAGAAGCTGACCGGCACACCGCTTTTGGGCTCGTTCAGGCGCGGGTCGTCGCGGTGCAGCGCGGTGCAATTTTGCACCCTGGAATGCTTGAGTCGGGCCGGCGAAAGGGATGAAAGCTCTGACTGATGCCACTCTTGCGTTCGATAACGACGACCTTCAAACCGCCCGTCGTCGCGCAGGAATGGCAGCCTCCCCAGGAACTCGAATGGATGCCCGCCGGGCGGCACGAGATTTCCGCCAGCCTCGATGGGGAACCCTGGTTAGGAACAATCGAAGCCGGGCCGGAGGATGCGGAGCGCCTCGACCGGCAGCTTCAGGCGAGGCTGACGGAATCCGACGCCGGCAAATCCTCGAGGCCGTTCATCGACTTCAATCACGAGAACGGCGCCGCGGCGGCAATCCCGAAGAAGTTCATCTGGGCTGACGGGATCAAGCTCCTGGTCGAATGGACCCAGGCCGGTCTCGATGCTCTGCGGGGCCGTGTCTACAGCTACTTCAGCCCGACCTTCGAGATGAAGGACGGGCGTCCCCAGGCCATCACTGATGTCGGAGCCATCGGAGGTCTTACCAATTCACCGGCCTTTCAAACGATCCAACGACTCACATCAAACCATGAGGAACCCGTTCGAATGAATAAGCTCATCGCAGCTCTCGTGCAGCTCGGACTTGTCGCCGATGGCGTCGAGGACGAGGCCAAGGTCATCGACGCAGTCAAAGCTGGTGTCGGCCGTATCCAGGCCGAAGTCACGGCGGCGAAAGAGAAGGCCGCCACGGCCATTGCCAGCGAGGGCAAGCTCGCCGCGGAGCTGGCCGAGTTCCGAAAGAAGAGGGAGGAGGCGGCCGAGGCCGAGATCGACGGGCTCATCAAGGCCGGCAGCATCCCGGCGGAGTCCCGGGCGTTCTTCATCGAGAGCCTGAAGCGCGACGAGGCTGGCACCCTGGCGCTGCTCAACACCTACAAACCGGCGGGGAACGGCAAGGGCACCAGTGCGGTGAAAGCCTCCTTCACGCCGAACTCCAAGGGCCCGGTCGAGGAACTCAAGGCCAAGATCGAGGCCGAGACCGACCCGCACAAGCGCCAGGCCCTGCGCGTGGCCAACTGGGGAATCCTCTCCAGCCAGGCGGCCTGATTCTGGACGTTAACCCCAATTCCAGTCCATATGCCCAACACCATTTCACTCGACCTGATCCTGCCGGTCCTCCGGGACGCGGCCATCGTGAGGCTCTCCGAGGTCCTCGCCCCTTTGACGGCGTACACCCGTGACTTCGGCACCGAACCCTTGAGCCCCCATGTCGAGGTGCGGGTTCCGCTGGCCAGTGCCACGCCGACCCTTCTCGTTGACGGCGGCGCCGCCACGGCCGGCGCGGAAGGCAACTTCGAGCAGGGCGATTCGACGCTCGCGGCGGTGAAGATTGCCGTGAAGCAGTACAGCAAATGCTTCCATGTGGTGAACCGGGACCTTCAGGACGGCATCCGCCTGAACATGCTGGCGGAAGCCAACGCCATCGCTCTCGGCGAGGGCATTGCCGGACTGCTGGTCGGGTTGATGAACGTCACCAATTTTCCCAATCCCGTCACCCTACCGGTGAGCGAGTGGAAGGATGGCGCCGGGATGAAGGCGCTCCTGGGCGCCATCGAAAAGGCCCGCAATCCCGTCGCGATCCTGGATACGCACCTCTTCGCCGAGGCGATGATTACCGGCGCCATGAGTTTCGTCTTAAGCAGGGAAGGCGCTGCCGCCACCTCAGTCGGGCCGGCAGCCTACGGTTTCAGCGCCATTTACCGGCAGACGCTTTGGACCGGGACCGGTGCGGCGGCCGGCCTGGCCGGCTTCGCCTGCGATCCGCAGGCCATCGCTTGTGCTTCCGGCCCGCCGTTGAGCCCGGCCCAGGTGGAAGGTCTGGGCGTTCTCATCGCCCAGGACAACATCATGATCCCCGGCATCAACCTGACGGTGCAGAGCAACGTCTGGCTTTCGACCAAGACGCGGACACTCTGGGGGTCCTATGACATCATGTTCGGTTGTGCGGTGGGTGACGCCACGGCGGGTGTTCTCGTGATTCCGAGCGGCGCCACCACGGCCGCCGCCGGTGCGGGGGGCGAATCGGGAACCGAATCCGCTCGCGTGCGGCGCTGACCATGGCCCCCCAACCACCGGCGCCATGGCCGCGAGCCCCGTCGCGAAGCTCCTGCGCGGCGGCCTGAAGTTCCTCAAGGACACGGGCCACCGTGAGACATTCACGGT